CTTCGCGGAGGTGACATCCAACGGCGACGTTGGCGCCCTGCCGACTGCCCCATCTGTGGCTCCGGCCATCGCTGCGGCTTTGGCATCGCCTGTCCCTCAGGCCGCGCCGGTTCCCGACGTGACGGCCACACCCACGGACACGGGCGTTCCGGCCACGTCCCCGCAGCCGGCCGCGAGCTTTACAGCGGCCCCCGCGGTTGATGCGGCTCCCGCTCCGGCTCCTGCCCCGACCGACCCCGCTCCGGCTCCGGCCCCGACGGTTCTTGCCCCGGTTAGCGGGGTGACCAACTAATGACCGTCTACACCGTTCACGATTCCTATCTGGGGATGAAGGACGAGACCGCATACGCGACGGCCGTCGCTCCGGCCCGGTTCTTCGAGTTCGAGAACGAGTCCATCTCTGGCAAGTACGCGCGCATCGACGCCAAGGGCGTGCGCGCGGGTAACCGCGTGCTCCGCACTGATCGGTGGGCGCCAAACTTCAAGGGCGCGGACGGCACCCTCAAGCTCGAAGTGCAGGACAGCAATTTCGGGCTGCTGTTCAAGCACGCGCTAGGCGTCGTCGCTACTGGCACGCCCACGGGCGGGTTCACCCCGTACACCTTCACTCTCGGCCCCCTGGTGGGCCTGTCGTCTACGTGGCAGGTCGGCCGGTTCAGCACCGATGGTTCTCTGACGCCGTTCACCTACTCCGGCGGCAAGATCCACAACTGGGAACTGTCCAGCGCTGTTGACGGCGTGCTCGGCATGACCTTGGGCCTGGACTTCGCTACCGAGACGATCGGCGCCGGTACCGGCGCGTATGCGATGTCGACTCCGACCTACCCGAGCGGTTCGCAGCTCTTTACCTACATCGGCGGCACGGCCACCGTGGCGGGTACCTCGTTTGCGGTCCATGACGTCACGGTCAAGGGTGACAACAAGCTCAAGGTGGATCGCTTCTTCATGCAGAACAACGGGCAGAAGAAGGAACCGATTGAGCAAGAAATGCGGCTCATCAACTGGGAGCTGAAGGGCGAGTTTGACGGCCTCACTCAGTTCAACCGCGTCGCTTCTCTGACGGCCGCTGGCGCTACGGCGGCCGTCGTCATGAACTGGGCGACTCCTCAGGGCGGCGCCCTTCAGGTGACGATCCCGAACGCCCGTTTCGACGCTGGCGCGCCGCACGTGGACGGGGCGAAGATCCCCGAGATTGCGTTCACGGGCTTGGCCCTTGACGACGGCACCCTGCCGCCGATCTCGATCGTCTACACCACCAAGGACGCGGCTCCCTAATGCCGTACCAGCCGGGCCAGGGTCGGGGGAAACAGTTCACCTCGGGCTATGCGAATGACTTCTCACAGAAGATCCAAGTTGAGGGGTTGTACGAGTTTCTTCGCTCGGTCAAGGAGACGGCTCCCCAGGTCGTTGGGGAAGTGGCCACCACGAACAAGATGGCTGCCGACATCGTGAAGGACGCGGCCAAGTCGAAGGCATCGGGGCTCGGCGGCGTTGCCAACAAGGCGGCCGGGAGCCTGGCCACGTCGAAAGCGACCCGTCAGGCCACTGTGCGCCTCGGTAGAGGAATGCCGTTCGCCTTCGGCGCTGAGTTCGGCGCCTTGAGGTATCGGCAGTTCGAGCCCTGGCGCGGCAATCAATGGGTCGCCGGTTCCGGCCCGGCGGATGGCGTCGGCTACTTCCTGAACCCTGCCGTTCGCGAGCAGCGAGCGAAGGTCGAAGCGGTTTACATGGCAAACATCATGCGCCTCATGCGCGAAGCCGGGTTCCGTATCTCGGACCTGGGCGAGTAGTTCCGCGGTTCGCTTTACAGCGCCCCGCCGGCCGAGTGCTGGCGGGGCTTTCTACTTCCTAAGGAGACCCCCTATGTCTGAAGTTCTGCACCTCGACCCCGAAGACCTGTCGATTGGCGACCTGGAGGATTTCGAGGAGATCACCGGCCAGTCGCTCACGGAGGCGCTGAAGTCCCGTCCGGTCCTGGACGCGGAGGGCAAGCGGCAGTTTGACGAGAAGGGCCGTCCACTGTCGGAAACCCACCTCACGGCGAAGGTCATCAAGGCCCTGGTCTATGTGACCAAGCGCCGGGAGGATCCGGCTTTCACGCTCGAAGACGCGCGGCACGTCCGGCTCTCTGAGCTGAAGTTCGCCGAGAGCGACCCGGAGGGAAACGGCTAAGGCTGGAACGGCTGAAGGAATGGGCATTGCTCGCCCGTTTCTTCGGCTGGACACCAGCCGAGATCAGGCAACTAACGCTATCCGAGTACCGCATGTTCTATGGGTACGCGGAAGCGCTACGGGATTCGGGGGGATAAACCGTGGCGGCTGGTGAGCGGATTCTCCGCGTAATCATCGCGGGTGACGCGCTGGGCGCCGTGAGCGCCCTTGACGAGTTGTCCCACGGCCTTGAGCGGGCGCACTCGTCGGCCGATTCACACGGCGGCGGCATCATCTCTTCGCTCGGCGGTATCGCCAAGGGCGTCGGGCTGTTTGCTGTCGGTGCCGCTGCGGTGGCCGGTGGCGTAGCAGCAGAGATTTTCAAGGTCGGTTCTGGCTATGAGCAGCAGCTCAACCAGATCAAGGCTTTCACGCACTCCACTACCGATCAGATGACGGCACTGGAGAACAAGCTTTACGCGATGTCTCCGGAGTTCGCGAAGATGGGCCAGACCTCGGAGAACGCCGCTGAGGCCCTTAACGCGATGACCAAGGCTGGTATGTCGCTGAACGATGCGATGGGCGCTCTCACGTCCGTCATGGCCCTGGCGAAGGCCGGTAACACGGACTACAACGAAGCAGCGTCGGAAACCGTGACGATGCTGAATACCTTCGGGCTGAAGGCGGACCAGGCGTCGCACGTGGCCGACGTTCTGACGAATGCCACCCACACGTCAACGTCGTCCCTTCAGGACATCTCGAACGCCATGAGCTACACCGCTCAGGCGGCCCACGACTTCGGCGCAAGCATCGACACCACGGCCGCCTTGATGGCGGAGCTGTCGAATGCCGGTGTCTCCGCGTCTAGCGCGGGTACCGCCGTGCGGAACATGTTCCAGCGGCTTTCCGACCCGACTAAGAAGGCGGCGGCGGAGCTTGAGGATGCGGGCATTAAGGTCTGGGACCTTCACGGGAAGATGCTTCCGCTTCCTGCTCTGTTCCAGGAGTTCCACGACAAGTGGGGCAAGGCCATTGACGCGAACCAGCTTGAGAAGATCGCGCCAGCCCTGAAGGACATTTTTGGCGCCCGTGGCATGGAGTCGGCGCTAGTCGCCATCAAGCAGGGCGGCCCGGGGCTTCAGCACTACATCGATTTGATGGGCCGGAACCAGGAGGCAACGGCGATTGCCGATGCCAAGTCTCAGGGCCTCTCGGGCACGTTCAAGCGGCTGAGCGCCACCATGGAGTCAGCGGCGCAGCACCTCTATATGCAGGTAGCCCCGAAGCTGGCGAACTTCCTGAACCCGTTCGTGGATGCCCTACCGGGCTATCTGTCGAAGGCTGCGAAGTACGGCCAAGAGATCTGGACTGCGCTGACCGATCCGGGTAAGGCCGCGAAGGGGCCGAACGGTGGAAGTGGTTTCACGAAGGGCCTTGTTGAGGTTGGCAAGGTCGTTCATAACGACGTGCTTCCGGCACTCGGCGAGATAGCCAGCTTTGTGAAGAGGGATGTTGTTCCGGTGGTCGAGCAATTCGGCCGGATGTTCGTCACTCAGATCGTGCCGTTTGTTGCCCGCGTCGCGGCAGACATCGCCCACCTGCTACTGCCGATCATCAAGGATATCGGCCGGTTTATCAAGACTGATGTGCTCCCCTCGCTGAAGCAGTGGGGCGAGTTCATATCGGCCGTGGTCATTCCAAAGATGGAAGTGCTCTGGACTAAGGTTCAGCCAATCCTTCAGACGCTTGCCGACTTTATCGAGAAGAAGATCATTCCACTTCTCGACTGGGCTTGGAAGAACGGGATACAGCCGATCCTGAAGGATCTGGAACCGCTGATCTCGGACGTCCTTGACGCGCTGGCCGGGCTCTATGGCTTCTTGGCGCCGGTCGTTAAGTGGATTGTTGATGTCTTTGGCGGTCCCTTAGTTGACGCGGTTAAGGGATTCCTGTCCGGCGTGTTCATCGCCGTTGAGGGCGTGATCGAGTTCCTGCGCGGCCTTATCGGGTTCCTGAAGGGCGTTTTTACCGGCGACTGGGGCAAGGCCTGGGACGGCATCTGCAAGATGGTCGCGGGCGCCTGGGACTTTATCTACGGCCTCCTGAAGGCGATTATCTTCGGCAAGATAGTGAAGCTATTCGTCGAAGGCGGAAAGCTTCTTATGGATGCCGCCGAAGCGCCGTTCAAGTGGATAGCCGCACGGGCCACCTCGTTCGGATCTGACATTGTGGAAGTCTTCTCGACGTTGAAGGAGATGGCCGGGGCGATCTGGAAGACGCTTTGGGAAAACGCGAAGTTGCTTCTTTCTGACGCCATGAAGTCAATGGGTGACAATGTCGTTCGACTCGGCGCGGATATCCTAAAGTGGTTCCAGGATTTGCCGGACGTGCTGGGTCGGCTTCTCTCCAGCGCCGGGCAGTGGCTTGTCGACACCGGCACGAAGCTCCTTACCGGGCTGAAGAACGGCATCCTTTCCGGCGTGAAGGCTGTCTATTCGTGGTTCACCACGGATTTGCCAAACGGTGTGAAGGGCGTCCTTTCGGACGTCGGTTCGTGGCTTGAGGACGCCGGTTTGAACATGATGAAGGGATTCATCAAGGGCGTTGAAGACATGGCGGGGCAGGTCAAGGATTCCGCCGTCGGCGTCGTCAAGGACGCCTATAACGGGGTCAAGAACTTCCTTGGCATCAACAGCCCTTCGCGTCTCTACATGGGCCTTGGCCACGGCACGGGCGAGGGCTTCATCAATGGCGTTGTGGCGAAGACTCAGGCAGTTCATGACGCCGTGGTGGGCATGGTCACTGTGCCGGCCAACCGCTTTACAGCGGCCTTCCGTCAGCAACAGCAGACCGCTTCGACAGCGGCGGCTACGGCCGCCCGGTCGGCTGGCCAGGTCTGGGCAACTGCGGGAGCGGTCGGCCCCGCGCCGGCCGGAGGCTTTACAGTGCCCGTCACTATCAATGTCGCCGGTTCCATCCAGGCAGAGCGGGACTTTGCCCGCACGATGTCTCAGGCCATCCGAGACGAGATCAGGCAGATCGGCCGCCGTAATGGCGGCAAGACAGGCCTTACGGGGGCCTTCTAGCAACGGGGGGAGGTTGGGGCTCCGCGCTATGCGCGGGGCCCCTTCTGCATGTCTACAACTCTTGGCGTTCATATTGGCTGGGATGCGAACCTCGCAGACCAGTATGTGAAGTACTCCGACGTGTCCGGCTACGTGACGCAGGTGGATACGCAGCGGGGCCGCTCGACCGAGCTGGACGACATCCAGACCGGTACCGCCTCGATCGTGCTCGACAACTCGGACGGCCGGTTTACCCCGGGCCGGGCCTACGGCAAGGAACTGCTTCCGGACAACGTCCGGACTTCGACCGGATGGAACAGCAACACCACAGGGTTCACGGCGGGGACGAACACGACCCTGAGTTCGGCCACCGCGCACACGCTGAATTGGTCGGCCAGCCTCAAGGCCGTTGTGTCCGCAGGCGTAGCGGGCAACCGCATCGTCAGGACTTCGGCGGTCCCGGTGACTCCGGGACTCCAGTACCGGGCTGCGGTGATGTCGATGGCGCTCTCGGGAGCGCTTCAGGCTCAGGCTGCAATCCGGTTCTACGACTCTTCCGGGAATGACCTCGGCAACGGCACCGACTACGACACGACATGGAAGCAGTACGCCGATGTAGTCCGGGCGTCGATGCCGGTGGCCTACCACCGGATGAACGACGCCGGAGGCAACTCGTGTGCCCCGACTGCGGGGCGAGACCCGATGGTCACCTACAACGTGACGGCTGGCACCGCTGGCTCGTCGTGGGCGGCGGGCGGTACCGCTTCGGCAGGCGTGTTCAACGGGACCAGTTCCATCGCGGAGGCTTGCGGTATCCCGCTGGCCACTGTGGTGAACAACGCCGCGTCGGCTGGGACGTCTTCTGTCGAGCTGTGGTTCAACACCACCACCCCGGGCGGACTTCTGTCCGATGCTCCCTCGGCGCTGGTATCTCGTGGTTACCCCAGCCCCGTTCAGTACACAATCAGCAGCGCGGGCGCCCCAGTGACCGGCGGTGCGCTGAAGCCGCTGGTTCACATCGGCACGGACGGCTACCTGTACTGCCAGGGCACCGTCAAGAGCACGTTTCCCGTCAATGACGGCCTGTGGCATCACCTGGTGCTCGCCGGTAGCACCTTCTACCTCGACGGCGTCCAGTTCGGCACCGGTTCGGGTAGCGCTTCGCGCCCGGTCCTGGGCTACGCGGATTTCACGGCCTCCGGCACCTGGACGGCTCAGCCGAGTACGGGCTGGTTCAACGGCAGCATGGCGGACGTGGCGCTGTACCGCCACGCGCTGACGGCTCAGGCCGTCGCAGATCACTACCGGCATGGGGTTGCTGCGCTGCGCCCCGTGCGTTCCACGGGCAGCACGTACCCGCTTCCGTGGGGGCTCCTCACCAGTGGCGTTACGGCGCCGGCGAATGCCTTTACAGCGGCCGTCGAAGTCGTCTCGGCCAACGCGGGAACCTTCTACTTCGACTCGTTCTCTCTGCGGCAGGTGTCACCGTTCTACGGCCGTATCCGGCCGCGTCGGCGGGTCCGCGTGTTCGCTACGACCGGCCAGAACCTCATGCCTCCGGGCCTGAACCTCGGCTATCAGACGTACAGCGGCATCCCCGCCGGGGTGGATGACAACGAAACCGGGACGTGGATTCTCGCGAGCGGAACGAACCTGGGGTTCGACCCATCGACCGGCGTGACAACGTATTCCGCTAACTCGAACACCGTGTCGGGGCTCTCGCTCTATGGGCCGTCAGGGAACGGGATTTCGGTCCCGTGGATGTTGCTGCCGGGGAACACCTACACGTTCAAGGCGCAAGTTGCATGCTGGCGGTTTGCCACGAACAGCACAGGCGTAACCATAGGCATTAACACGACCGTGAACTCTCAGCCGGGTTCTTCTACGTACTTCAACGGGTCAGTTCCGGTCCAGTCGATTGCGAAGGGGGATGTTTCCTGGAAGACGGTTTCGTGGACGTTCACCATCCCGACGACATACACGCAGCCCGAGTTTCTTCTCACGGTTACCACTTCCGAAACCGTGTCGTCGGGCACCTATGCGTGGCAGTGTGCGCTGAGGAACCTTCAACTGATCGATGTCACTAACGGTCAGACCATCCCGGCCTATCAGGCTGGCGATGCGACCATGCCGGTTTTCGTCGGCGTCGCGGACAAGTGGGAATCCACCACGGAGTATGAGGGCGTGGCGCAGGTTCAACTGTCGTGCTCTGACATGATGCGGGCTCTCGGCGAGTCTCAGATGTCTAGTGCGCCTGCGTCGTTGGGGTTCCGGCCCGACTGGAACTGTCTCGGCTCTTGGGACCTCAGCCAACAGCTAGACACCATTGGCGACGTGGCGAACTTCGCTCCGAATCAGCTCATGGGCACGGCCTTGCTCTATACGGCTAATACGGCCGAAGTGAACAACATGTTCATCAGCGAGAACCCGAACGTGAGTCTTGCGGGGCGCTACTTGCCAAACGGCAACGGCGGCATCAACTTCCAAACAGGGCTTGCCCAATACTTGCTTTCCTTCGGGAAGCTTGCGGCAAAGGGTTCGGTTGAGTTCTGGTTCCGGCCTTACAGCAACTCGGGGACTGCCGACACTTGGACCGGCGGCGACAACCTGATGTGTGGGTCCGGGCCGTTCCTGAGCATGTACTACAACGGCAGCATCGGCCAGGTTTCATGCGGCTGGAACGGCCGCAAGGCATCCTCGGCGCTGGTCTCGGGCTCGAACCCGCAAAACCAGATGTTGCGCGGCGGGCACGTCGCCATAGAGGTCACCACCTCGGGCGGCGCGTCGCCTACGGCTACGGTGAAAGTCTTCTACAACGGGACATTGGTCGTCACGTCTAGCGGCGAGTCGTTCGGCCCGGTTGCCGAGCAGTACAACGGCCAGTATTCGGCGTTCTCCATCGGGGGTGACCGCAACTTTACCGACCCGATAACGTCGGTTTCGCTGGCGCAGTTCTGCGGCGAGATCTACGCACCGGCCATGTACGGGAATACCGGCATGGATTGGGCAACCAGGGTCAACCTGTTCTCTGTCTCGGTCGGCAATGCCGTCAATACTCCGGTGAACAACGGCAGCGTCATCACCGCGACGCAAACCCAACTGCCTTGGATCGTCGCGGCCTCGGGCATGCCTCTTCCGATCACTACCGGTTCCGCGTCTTCGCCCGCCGATGTGCCGGTCTTCAGCGGCGGTACCGGGCTTGACGCGTTCAAGGCGCAGGCCGCACAGACCATGGGCATGGTCGTGTTCAACCGGTACGGCGCTCTAGCGATTCAAGACAGTTCGTTCCGGCAGTCCGGGAACGACGTGTATTCGTTCGACTGTACTGGGGCCACCGGGCCGGATAGCGCAATGCTGTACGTGAACGACATCGACCGGACTTGGACCTCTGTTCAGCTCAATGGCGATAACGGATCGACCACATGGAACTCTTTCGCCGGGTGGTCTCAGTACGGATGGCACCAGCAAGCGCAGAACGTTCAGAACGTAACTGCCGCGACCGGCGGCTACGCGTGGGGCTTCCTGGCGAACTATCTGCAACCCACTGCGCGTATCGACTCGGCATCGTTCACCGTGAACAACAACGCTTTGGCCGCTACGGCGCTTCTGGTGGATATCGGTTCGCATGTTCAGTTCCTAGACCTCCCCGACAACGCTCCGGGTGACGGCCCCTATGGGGCGTACATGTGTTGGGTGGAGTCGGTGAAGGTTTCGGCGCAAGCCCAGGGCGGCGTGATTGTGCCAACGGTTCAGGTCACGCTCTCCCCGGACTTCACCTATGTACCAATCATGTAAGGGGGGGCCTTGTCTTACGAGGGGCTGATATCGACTGCGGCGCTTATCGCGGGCGGTCTTGGCATTGGCTCGGGCGCACGGGCCCGTGTGAAGGCCGCTGCGCAGGTCGCGACCACTGAAGTGTGGCGCGAGGAGGCGGAGGCGCAGAAGGCGCGTGGTGACCGCCTTGAGGCGGCTGTGCATGAGCTGACGGCGGAGGTCACTTCGCTGCGCGGCGAGATCCGGCGTCTGACCGGCGTGCTTCGGAAGATCGCTCCGGAGCTGATTACTGACAACGGGGGGTTTGATGACGACGACTGAGACTGTTCTCAACGTCGCTAGGGGGCAGGTCGGCACGGTCGAGAATTCGGCCGGCGACACGCTTTACAGCGACTGGTACGGGGACCCGGACGGCTCTTGGTGCGACATGTTCGTGTCATGGGTGGGTGCTACCGCCGGAGCGGCTGACATCATCGGCCGCTTCGCGTGGACCCCGTCTCACGTCGAGTGGTTCAAGGGCCGGGGCCAGTGGGGCAAGACGCCGAAGGTCGGCGCGATCGTGTTCTTCGACTGGAACCGCGACGGGGAGGCCGATCACGTCGGCATCGTGGAGACGGTCAACCCGAACGGCTCCATCGGCACGATCGAGGGCAACTCCACGAATCCTTCGGGAGGCAGGTTCGGGGTGTTCCGCCACACGGAGTGGCCCGGTGACGTCCTGGGCTACGGCTACCCGGCATATGACGCCGTGGGCAACGTGACCGCTGGGGCTCCGAAGACGTACAAGGTCCGCAAGGGCGATACCTTGTTCGGCATCGCGGCCGTCCTGGGCGTGTCCCTGTCGGCTCTGCTGGCGGCAAACCCTGGCCCGGCGGCCCACCCGACCACGCTTCAGCCGGGCACCGTGCTTCAGGTCCCGCAGGCTACGGCCCCGGTCACTCCGGGACCGACTGTAAAGCCTCCGGCCAAGCCGACTACGCCGAAGCCTCCGGCTCCCGTGAGCAAGCCTCCGGCTCCGCCGACCAGCCCCGCTCACACGCGGGTGCTGTCCTACGGCATGTCTGGTGACGACGTGCGGCACCTTCAGCAGTGCCTAGCCGATCGGGGATACCGGCAGCCGGTCACCGGCTGGTTCGGCCCAATCACGTCCGCGAACGTGCATTACTTCCTCAGCCTTCGGTCGTGGCTGTGGAACACGGGCGGCCCGGACTTGACTGCCGGGCCGCTGACTCAGGCCGCAGTCTGCAAGTTCTAACCCGAGGGGGAATCTGATGAACCTGTCTCTGTTCAAGTTCAAGGCCGCAACTGAGCCGGTCTGGGTAGTTCAGGGCCTCTCGGCCCTGGTGTCGATCGGTTCCGCTGTCGCGGGTGGGGATGACTGGCGGTCCTACATTCCCGCTCTGCTCACTGCGGCGTCGGCGCCGCTTCTGCGGTCTCGGGTCGTGCCGATCCAGAAGGCGGCCGACCTGGTGAATGTCGCGCTTCACACTCCGGCGCCGGGCGGCGGCCCGGTCATCGTGGAGGACGTGAAGGCCACCGTGAAGGACGCCGAGAAGACCATCCAGGACGTCATGGCGACTGCGCGCACGTCCGGCCTGACGGCTTCGACTCCGTCAGGCCCGGTTGTGCTGCCTCCGCAGAGCTAACCGCGGAGCGCTTTACAGCGCTCGGCCGGCTTGCAACGGGAAACCCCCGGCCCTTCGGGGCCGGGGGCTCTTTGTGTTTCATGCTTGACACGTTCTCTGTCAAGGATGCTACAGTTGCGGACGTTCCCGCAGGTCAAACGTAAGGAGGCAGTTGTGGCTAGGGCGTCAGATGCTCAGGTCCGGGCGTGGGCTCAAGCTCAGTTGGACCGTCTTGGCCCTCCGTCTCCGGAGTCGGTGCGCCGTACACAGGAACTTTGGTCCGCGATGGGACGACCCGGCCGGGGTCGTAGTTCGCACCGCGACTCTTCGCAGGCTTGATCAGGATGGTGGGGAACTGAGAGGCGATCAGCGATCGCCTCTCTTCCATTTCCAGGTCTTCCCACGGCTTGCCCCCGAGGTAGGTTGCCGTCTCTTCGCGCAGGTCTTCCGCGCGCAGCCGGTCAAGCTCGTCCATGGCTTCCGCCTTGCGCGCCTGGAGCGGCGCCAGAGCGGCCGAGATGAACTCAGCGGGGAGTTCCCCGGCGCCGAACTGCGCCCCGAGGGCGGCGATCTCCGCTGATGCCTGCTCTAGCCGCTGCTGGGCGGCGCTGATGAGCCCGGCGTGATCAACGCTCTCAACCGGCCGGTTTATGTGTTGCAGCCGGAACAGCTCGATTACGTACCGGTCCGTCTCAGGGCCGTTGATGTTCACCCGGCCACAAGAGCGCCGAGACGCGCCCGGCGCCGGGCACTTGTACGTGAAGCTGCCTTTGTGGGCGTTGCCGTACAGCGTGCCGAAGCAGAGGCCGCACTGAAGAATCCCTGACAGCAGATACTTTTTTGTGCCCCGCGCGCCGGTACTGCGCCACACGTTGCGGCCACTCTGAGGCGCCAGCGCCTCAACCACCTTGCGGTGTTCCTCGGGGGTGAGGATCGGCTTCCACTGGCCTCGTACCCGCTGCCCATCGGCGTCGTGAAGGGGCTTCCCGCGAAGGTTCCTGAACCCGGCTAGCCGCTCGTTCAACAGGGTGGCTTTGGCCGTGGAGTAGACCCACGGGTTGCCCTGTACGGTCTTGAACCCGGCCTCGTTCCACTCGGTCACGATCTGCCACACTGACGCGCCTTTGATGACCTTCTCGGCGGCGTCCTTGATCAGCCCGGCCTCAAACGGGTCCAGGTCGATCCTGTTGGCCGCCCATCCGGCGCTTCGCCACCCGCCTACCGCCTGGCCTTCCATGGCCTGTTCGAGGTGCTTCCGCCTGACGCGACGGGCCGTGTCCATGCTGGCTTTGTTGGCGAATGCCACCATGACGCGGGCCATGGTGATGCCGTCCGGGGTCATCAAATTGATGTCGCCTTGGACTGTGGCGAACACAAGATCGGGGTTCGTGGTGAAGATATCCAAAGCCCGTTCAAGGTCTTTTGGCTGCCGGGCGAACCGGTCTAGGTCGTAGACGATGACGCCACCTATGACCCCGGCCTCAAGGTCGTTCATCATGCGTTCCCACTCGGGGCGCCGTACGCCGCGCTTGAAAGCGGATACGTCGTTGTCTATGTAGCGGTGGGCCTCGCTGACGGGCCAGTCGCGCAGGGCGGCCACGGTGTCACAGTCTGCGATCTGGCGCTTTACGCCCTTGGCCTGCTCCTCCCAGTCGTCGGACATGCGGGCGTACTCGCCTACGGGCTTGATCGGTTTCACATGGTGCATGCTAGCTCCCTGACCAGGGACTCTAGATAGTGGGTAACGTCTTCAATGCAACCATTGAAGGTGTTAGCCACCATCTCTGACGTGGCAGACGGTAGCAGGGTGCCCACGCCCCGAGCAACGCGATGCTTTACAGCTCGTGGCCGGCGCTCACGCCCGCCTCACACTCTCTTTGCTGATCCTTTGCAGTGGGACCGGAAGGTCACCTCCGGTTGAGGGATGCGCCCGTTACTGGACGGGCGGTCTAGCTACGCCATCGGGTCACTGACCTGCGGAAATGTCCTACGCTAGGGCTGATTACTCACTTGCTACAGAGTGTAACAATTTACCTGTGTAAACCTCAGGGCATTGTTTTGTGTGTCAACCATTTGCCCCTTGACCTGCGGCGGGGGGTTTGGTCAGGCGCGGCGCCCTGGCTTGTCAATGATGCGCAGGTGACCCTAAAGTGGAATCGCCACCAGGGAACAAGTCGTAGATGGGAATTCGGAAATGGCAGGCGGAGGCGCACGGGTCATCCCCGTGACTAATAAGGAGGTCGCCGCCCTCCTGTCGGCCGGTCACACGGCGGATGAGCTTGCCGAGCGGTGGAACGTCGGGGGTCAGGCGGTTCGCCGGGCCGGACGTGCCGGGGGCTGGTCTCCAGGGCACACCACGCAGGCGAAGGTTCCTTGGCTTGGCTTGGGTCCGGCGTCTCACTCTCCGGCGGCTCGCGGCCTCCGGGCGCACGCCCGGGTTAAGGAAGGTCAGAGGCTGACCCCCGCCAACCAGACGACGTACGACAACTGGAAAAAGAAGATGGACGCTGAGGGCTTGGTGGTCATGCGTGACCCGAAGGTCGGCCCTAACGAAGCTTCGCCCTCGGCGGGCATCCTGTACTACGCAAAGCGTAGGCCGGATACGCCAGACGATGAGTATTTTCAGTACCCCATCGAGACCCCTGCGTAATCAGGCAAGCAACAGCACGAAGTGACCGACCGGTAACAAACTGGCCGGGCGTCCACCCCAGGTGGGCGCCCTATTTTTTTGTTGCGGACACCGTTGTTTTGTCTCCAGTGAGTCCCTAGTCTGGGGCTCCCCGCTTCGCCTCTACATCGTTGCAAAGCGTCAGTTGGGGTTAGTAGGGTGTGCTATGGGGTCGAACAGGGGTTCGAAGAACGGAGCCAGAGATTAAGACGATGACGGCGGAGGCTCCGGCCTCCGCAGAAGACGAGGCGGACCAAGGGTGTGGAGTCTGCGGGGAAGGTCCCTACGTCGAATGGGGGGCGTTCGTGGGGGAGTACACAGTAGATACGGGCTCTGAGATTCAGGGTTGGATGTGGCAGTACGAAGCCGGAAAGATGGTATTCCTGGCTGACGCGCAAGGCGACGAGGATGCGACTCTTAGCGAGGACTGTTTCATCCTTGACACGGTTCGCCGAGTGCCCTACTGTGGTGGCTGTGCCGATGAACTGAGATCGGACCAAGGGCTACCCCCAAGCGCACGGCTGACCGTGCTTGCTTCCTGAAGTCTCAGGGCCTCTTTCGTGGAGGCCCTTTCTTCATGCCCTTGCTGTTGCATCCTTGACACGCGGAGGTGGTTTCTTGACCAACGACATCCCGAAGCACGGCGCGGCCTACGAGTTCACTTCGGGCCTGTACCGCGACGACACTCTGTGGTTCCAGGCTGTTGACCTCGGCGATACGGCGGGCCTCTCCATCCGGGTCAGCGAACACGGCGGCCCGGTGACCGCCTGCGAAACGACGCTAACCCTCGATCAGCTCTCCGAGTTCGCGTGCGCCATGTTCGCCGCGCTGAACCAGGCCGGACAGATCGAGGTCGAAAAGCACGCCAGCCGACTCCTCGGCCTCATCAAGTCCGGCATCTACGGCCCCCCGTGCAAGGCTGAGGACGGCGCCTGAGCGCCGGACACCGGTCCGTCTCACAGCTCAGCACATGGGCGCGCTGCGGCGAGTCCTACAGGCTCGAACGGGTCGCCAAAGCCCCGCAGACCCCCGCCGCTTGGACACTCCAGGGCACGGCCGTTCACGCGGCCGTAGAGGCCTTCGAGCTGTCCGGTAGGACGCTCAGCCTCACTCAGGCTCTAGCGGTCTACTTCAACGCGTGGGACAGCGGCATAGCGGCTCTCACGGCCGCCGAGCCCGACAGGTCGAAGTGGCTCACAGGCTCCAAGGCGATCAGCGGCTTTAAAGACGTTGGCCGGCGCCGGGAACGCGGCGCCGATCAGGTCAGGGCCTACCTGGACTTCTCGCAGTCGAATCCGTTCGACATCTGGCAGTCCCCAGACGGCCCGGCCGTCGAGCTTGAGTTCTCCATCGTCCTGGGGGGCGTCAAGGTCGTTGGGTTCATCGACCAGGTTCTAGAGCTGCCTGACGGTGACCTGTGGGTCAGAGACATCAAGACCGGCTCCAAGCTCCCGGACTCCGCACTACAGCTCGGCGTCTACGCCGAAGCCGTTGAGCAGACCTACGGGATTCGCCCCCGCTGGGGCGACTACTTCATGTGCAAGAACAACGCACCAACCAAGCCGTTCGACCTGGACGGCTACACAACGGCCCGTCTGGGCCGCTGGTTCGCGCGGCTAGACCGCGCAGTCAACGCAGGCGTTTTCATTCCGAATCCGGGTGACGCCTGCCGTACGTGCTCCGTGTCGCAGTACTGCGATGCGGTCGGGGAAGACCGGGAAACCTACGGAGGTTCAGACCTTGACCCTGAAGTACAACACGTCTCTGAAGTACGGGCCGGGGCATGACGCGCCCTGGCTGACTGTCGAGTCCGACAATGAGGAGGAGTTGCACGCGGCGCTTGAGTCGCTGGCTGCCCCTGACTCCGATTTCTTCGCGGCCCTTGGCCGGGCCATCAGCGCGTTCAAGACCGGCGGCGTCCTGGGGGAAGTCCTGGGCGCTCAGGTACTCCCGGCGGCCCCGGCCGCTCCCGCCTGGCAGGGCGGCAACGCAGCACCGCCCCCGCAGTGGGCTGCTGGTCCGTCTCAGCCGGCCGGAGGCTTTACAGCTCCCCCCGCGGCTCCACAGCCGGACGGTGAGCCGCACTACTGCCGTCACGGCATGCGTGCCTGGAAGTCCGGCGTCAGCCAGAAGGGCAATGCCTACGCGGCCTACTACTGCCCGAGCAACAACCGGGCCGACCAGTGCCCGCCCGAGTACCCGCCGCGCGGCTGAGGTAGCCGATGCTTTCGCTCTCGCGCGCACGGTTTACGCGAGGGTCGGCCGGTGAACCACTCCCGCCCGTCTTCCGGGCGCTCTCCTCTCAAGGCGTCCACTTCCGTCAGGGGCAGTTGTGTCTTATCGCGGCTGCCCCCGGCGTGGGCAAGTCTCTGATTTCTCTCACGCTCGCCATTCGGGCTGGTCTGCCGACGCTGTACTTCAGCGCTGACACGGATCAGGCCACCATGACTATCCGCGCTGCCGCGATGGTCTCGGGTTGGACGACAGGGGAAATCGAACGGGCCCTAGACGCGGGGAGAACCGAACACCTTGACGTGCTTCTGCACAAGTGGAGTCACATTCAGTTTGACTTCAAGGCGTCGCCCACGGCGACGGATGTTGAGCAGGAACTCAAGGCGTTCCGGATGGTCTACGGCGATTGGCCCTCACTGGTCGTGATGGACAACATCACGAACCTGGACAACGAGTTGAACACGGACGGCTTTCAAAGCCTCGAAGGCACGTGTGACTTTCTCCATGAGCTTGCTCGGGAAACCGGCGCTTGTGTGGTTGGTCTGCATCACGTAACCGGCGACTTTGACGACGGCACTAAGCCCCCGTCCTTGTCTTCTCTACGCGGAAAGGTCTCCAAGGTTCCGGAGCTTGTCTTGGCGCTTCACCGCGTCGGCGGTGACTCACTTGAGGGCGCACGCAGCATCGGCGTGAGCCCGGTCAAGAACCGGACCGGCAGATCTGATCCTTCAGGCGGCTGGTTCATGCCGCTGTCTGTTGACCTCGAACGAATGGCGGTGACCGGGTGAATCTCTCCGGCTATGAGAAGCGGGGCGGTAGTGCCTACAGCGTGCCCTACGCGGTTCACCTTTCCGACGACCCCGAAAGGGTCGAATTCGAGGTCGTCAAGAGCTGGGACTACGACGGGGACACGGTTTATCTGGTTCTCGGCGAGTGGGTGAAGTCCTGGGAAGAGGTCGAGGAACGAATCACGAAAGCGAGGTACGGCGGATGACGATCCTGTTCGAGGCTTGGCCTTCCACGCCCCGGCTCTATCGGGGCATGGTCATCACGGAGAAGCTTGACGGCACGAATGCGGCCATCGTCATCACCGAAGATGGCGACTTCGCGTGTCAGTCGCGGAAGCGGCTGATAACCCCCGGCGACGACAACCACGGGTTTGCCGCGTGGGCCTACAGCCAGCGGGAGGAACTGACGGCGTTCCTCGACCCCGGCCGCCACTTCGGCGAGTGGTGGGGCAAGGGCATTCAGCGCGGATACGGCATGGACCGCCGGGTCTTCTCCCTGTTCAACTCGCACCGCTGGGGGCCGAAGCGCCCCGACTGGGAATCGAGGCCTGACGGGCTCGACGTCGTTCCCACGCTGTTTCGGGGCGAGTTCAGTACGGCCCGGATCGAGGAGGTAAAGCGGGGCCTCCTCTACTTCGGGTCTGAGGCTGCCCCCGGCTTCATGGCGCCCGAAGGCGTCATCGTCTGGCACCCCGCCAGCGGCGCCAAGTTCAAGTCCACGTTCGACAAGTTCGACCGTGAGGGCGGCAAGAGCTGGCAGGCGGCGTGAAGGACTGGCGGGGGACCCCGCTCAGGGCCGGTCAGCGCCTCGTCAACGGCCTCACTGGGCAATCCTTCGGGCTTGTCACAGCGGTGGACGACGCAACCCACACGGTCACAATCCGGAGCCTCTGGCCCTTCGTAGAAATGGCCATTACCGAAGACCTCCTGTTGGACGGCTTCCTTGAGGTGGCGGTCCGGAATGACATCTAACGGCCGGTCGAGCAAGAGCAAGGGCTACAGGGGAGAGGCGGAGTTCGTTGAAGACGCTCAAGCCCATGGCTACAAGGCGCAGCGGAACGGCAACATTCACGGGCAGGCCGATCAGGGCGACATTGCCGGGGTGCCGGGCTGGGTCGTTCAAGTCAAGAACGTCGCGGTAGCGCAGATACCGGCGTTTCTCAAGGCAGCCAAGGAACAGGCGGCGAACGCGGGCGTCCGCTTCTACTGCGTCGCTTTAAAGCTGCGCGGCAAGCACATGCGCGACGGCGCCATTCTCATGCCAGTCGCCCAGTGGTGGGACATCGTCAAAGAGATGGAGGAGCTACGTGCGGAAAACCAAGCGCTCACAAGGCTTCTCCACCCCTCCGCTGGACATAGCCAGGGTACTTGAGCACTACGGAGCTACGAACGTCCCAGAGGGCCGCGAGCGGCCCATGCGATGCCCATTCCATGGGGAGGACCGTTCGCCCTCGGCCACGGTCAACACAGAAACCGGCCTGTTCTTCTGCTTCACGTGTGGCGTGGGCGGGGACGCATGGGCACTGATACAAGGGAGGGAGGGCCTGACTTTTCGTGAGGCTGTCGAGTTCGCGGCTGGCGTTTTTGGAACAAGCAACACAGACGTACAGCAAGGCGCTACGCGGGTCACCCGCCGACGAGTATTTGACGACGAAACGCGGCCTGAGCGCGGACAGCAAGACATATTTTCGGCTGGGGTTCGTCGCCGACCCTTTGCCGGGTCATGAGAAGTACCGGGGATGCCTGGCCATCCCCTACGTGACCCGTGCCGGGATCGTGGCAATGCGGTTCCGGCGCCTGGCGGGCGACGGCCCGAAGTACCTGAGCGAGCCAGGTGAAGAGTCACGCCTCTACCACCCTGAAGGGTTCTTCAGGCACGAACGGTTCATCTGCCTGTGTGAGGGCGAGCTAGACACGATAACCGCCGTTCAGGTCGGGCTACCGGCCGTGGGCGTACCTGGCGCGAACTCGTGGGGCAAGTTCTTCTATCGCGCCTTCGACGGCTACGACGCCGTGTTCATCCTGGCGGACCAGGACGACAAGGGCGCCGGGATGGAGTTCGCCGAGAAGGCAGCCAGTCAGATCAAGTCGGCCCGCATCATCCCCATGACCCACCTTGGCGAAAGCCACGACACGAATTCACTGTTTCGCGCTCACGGCGCGGACGTCCTGATATCGAAGATAGGAGTTGAGCTGTGAGTGTTGAGTACCCGGCGGCCACGATGGAATTCGGGCTTTCGGCCAAGGAACTGGCCTACGCCGTAGCGGCGTTCCTGGAGGGCGCCATGTCCCGTGTCCGTGGGACCGGCCGCGAACAGTACGAGCTGCGCGCTTACAACGGCGAGCCGTATCAGGCGTTCGAGGAGATGACTCCGGTTGAGCTTCTGGTGATGGCGCGGGAAGAGGTCCAAGACCTCGGCGTGTACGCCGCAATGCTGGATCTCCGCCTTGCCCGGCTGCAAGCGAAGTTCGAGGCGAACGCGGTCGTGGGTGATGCCCGATGAGTGACATCCGGGTTGAGCTGGAGATGGAACCGGCGGCCCTCGCCGGTATCTACCGGTGGCACGGCTGGCCCCTGGCCCTGTGCGAGGAATCCACGCCTACGGCCGCAGACCTCACGGAGCTGGTGACGCACGTCGTGACGGAGGTCGCGGGCGCTGAGCCCGGCTCGTACGCCTCGCTCGGTCGGGTGCTGGCCATCCGGGACACGGAGATGCCGGAGGCGATCGAGGTGGCGCTAGTCATCGGCGTCGCCTGGATCGAAGGCGACGAGGACCCCGACGCTCCCGCGCCGGCCAACCGCTTTACAGACACCCCCGCTGGATCGGGGCATGACGACCTGGGACCCGAGGGGGTAAGCCGTTGAGTGACTGGCAAACGATCGTGTGCCTGCCTGACTTCCAGGTGCCGTATCACGACCCGAAGTTCATTCGCGCGATGTTCCACTACATCAAGGACGCGGAGCCGGACAAGGTGATTCACGTCGGTGACTTCCTGGACGCGCCGGAGCCGTCGCGCTGGAACAAGGGCGCAGCGGGGGAGTACGCGGGGACGCTTCAGAAGTCGTTGGATACGGCGTTTGATGTGCTCGTGGATCTGCGGGCCGCGTTCCCGTCAGGCCCCGTGGTGCTGAAGATGGGCAACCATGACCGGCGGATCTCCGACTACGTGAAGCGGTACGCCCCGGCGTTGGGGCCGCTGCGGGCACTGGACTTCGAGCGGCTGATACACGCCGGGGGTCTCG